ATGTACCATAAATGCATTTCGGATGATCCTGCCAGATCAATGTTGGGATTCTTTTTGAATTCTTTCACCACATGATCCACACGATCGGGTGGGTAAAAATCATCATCATCCATGGCAATGATAATGGCACCCTTTGCCTCCTTATTTAGCTGATTGCGCTTCGCACCGATACGCATTTTTTCATCATGTGTTAGATAGCGAATGTTAGGAATGGTTTTCGCGGCTTCCATAAATAGATCACCAACTTTGTCACGCCCATCATCCAGAATAATCCACTCCATCTTTTCTTTGGGAAAGGTCTGACTGCAATAGATTTGGATAAGGGAGGGAATAAACTCACGGCGATTATAAGTAGGGGTCACAATGGAAACTTCTATCATTGTGGTATAGTATGAAAAATGGTTTAAATAGGGTTGAAGGCCGCAACCGCAGCAGCAGCCTCCGCGATTTGCGGTGAAATTGGTTTTCCTACTTGGGCTTCTATTGTACCATCAGAGACTCTTTGAAGTGAAGCCTGTTTTGCGGCATCCTCCTTTTCAGTAGCATTTGTAACTAATTGAAATGTATTGTTTTGTTTATTATACTCTACCTTATGTAATGTCTCCTTTGTAGACTTTACTGGCTCATTTGTATTTCGTTTGACACTGTGTTCAGCAATTTCGATAAATTCGTCATTTTTTCCATCACGATGCAATCGAACGGTATATTCTTTTCGTTTATTATCAATTTCGAGTGCTGGCATATGCATTTCAAATAATAATTTGGTTACATTTTTAAAATTCTCGGCATATTCAGGATATCCGCGAAATGGGTTTGAGCTCTCCAATACATTAAAATAATTTACCATTTTTTCTCCAAGATAATACGCATTTTTTAATTTCTTTTGAATCGACGGATCTTTCATTGCCTCGTCCATTGGCTGATCACCAATATCTAATGTAAGATATCGCAATAGTCTAAATTCGTCATACTCGGTGGACCATGGCAAAAATGTATAGATTGTTGGAAAGAATCCACCACCCGCACCTTCACTTTTTTTATATTTATTAAAAGCCCATCGTAATATATAATACATTAAAATGATTACACGAAATGATACAAATGCTAAACAAAGAATCCATGTAAGCACAAAGTAAAATGCGCGGACCGATGGCTTGTAAATAATCATTTCATTGGCGACAATCATCGCAAATAAGAATGGAATGATAACTTTAATTACCAGGCTCACATAGTATACAATCTGATCCCATACATCGGCTGGAATAAAGGAGAGATATTTATCTCGAAAGGTAGGTTCCGTAGCGGCTTGTGGTGCTGCTGTTGCAGAATCATCTGTGGTAGATGTGTCTGTTGAATCTGTTTGTGATCCACCCACCATCCCTTTTATCTTATCAACAGCATCATTCAATTTGCTTTTCAAACTATCCAGAAATCCACCTGAATCCGACATTCCTATGACAAGGATGGATTTAAATGGTATCGTAACAAACGAGTCTTTAGAGCGCATATTTTAGACCACCCATACCCGAAGCGATGTTTACCCAATTCAGACTTTCCACATAGATCGTAATATCATATTGATAAAAACTATTTGCGGCTAATGGATAGACATTTAGATCAACTTGAAATAATTTAATTCGACTACTATTAATACTTCCATCGGGCTGTGTAGTGGGTGACATTAATGAAAATGGGTAGATAGTCAGTCCTGTATCGGGAACACCTGTTAGGTACTTCCATGGAACCACTTCCGTAAAGTATTCGATTGGCTTCTCTTCTTGTAGCAAGTTTCCATCACCCAGAACGGATAGTGCTTGAAGAATCTGCTGTTGACCATTGAGGACCTGGACACCTGTAGCAGAGGTAAGGTTATAGCTGGGTGGCCAGCCGCCGCCTGCTGGAATAAATGGTGCCTTTTGTGGATTGATCCAATTGGTAAAATTCGCCACTTGATTACGATAGAGAAGTGAATCAGATCGCCGCGGAACAATGATAAGACGCTCAATCGGATTATGAGTATCCAGCTCCACAAACTGTCGTGAAACAAGTCCTGGAAAGGCGTAACTTGTTACTTGTCGCACTAAATACTGAAGATTCTCGGAGGAAAACTGGGCTCGCTCGTCATCTGTAACATACACATAGGTCAATTGAATCGATGGATTAAGAGGCCATGTGTTTAATAGTGGTTTTGGTGTTCCAATATCGGTTAAAAAATTATTGATTGTAACATCCGAAATATCCGTTACTGGCAGATAAAATACATTTTCAGGCTGTAAGCTGGATGGAGACGGATAGTACTGATATCCTGGTGCAACCTGATTTCCATTGTTATCCAATACAGTATAGAGCTGATTAATGGGGCGAAGCGTTATCTGAACCTCACACTCATGATACTGAAGTGATACGAGGGGAAGAGACTCAAAGGTCGACTCGGCAAACCAGAATGGCAACGGAACTTGAAGACGGCGCCCTTGAATGGATGGACGATTCACATTCGGCGGAGTCGTCGTCGAACCAGCTGGACCGTTATTATTATAGACCAATGGATATCCTGTTCCTGTTGAACCACCTCCATAGATACCCTTTGAGGGATCATTCATCTCAGGTATATTTCCCACGAGGACCTGCCATTTTCGATATTCATGATCGTCCAAATCACATTGTGCCTTGCTGATCATATAGGTTCCATCAAACTCTTGGATTTTTTGACCTCCAATGTAAAGCCCCACACTTTGAATGATTTGGCATCCAATGTAGTTTGTCCATGCAAAATTGTATTGAGAGATACGCTGATTAGGGGCAGTACCAATGGGGAGCTGTAAATATTTACAATAAATATCTGGCAAATCAAATGTAAAATAAATGTCGCGTACCAAATCCGCAATACGCTGAAATTTATATCGAACCTGGACAGGCTGATCATATGATAAACTCTGTGGACCATCCATCGCAAATGTCACGGACTCTTCGGAAAAATGCGCATATTTCTTATAAGTTTTATAAAAATAAGTAAAACTCGGATTACCACTTAATAGCACATTTTGTGCTCCGTATGCTACTAAGGAGAATAGACCACCTCCAGGCATCACTAGTGTTATTATAGTTAATCTATTTGCCCTTTAGACCTACAGATTGACAATCATGAACTAACAGAAATAAGATACATTAATAGGATTTAGCCCACCATGTATCCGATAAATAGGGTGGTCGATCAAGCAGTGATGCAGAATCTATTTTTGATGAAGGACCCTCATTTACCAGTTGTTGAATTTCAGCATAGCAGAGCGCATAACTGAAATAATATAGACGACTAATCATACCCTGTGCCGCACCAAATACATCAAATCCATTTTCATCCACCGATTCAAGGGTTTTTGGTAAGGTGATCCGTCTTTGGCTGAAGCATACAATGTCCTGGTAGTTTTGGTATGGCGTATATCCATCAAATGAGTATTTCTTTGACAAATTGCCATTGATGTAAATTTCGAGCGCATTTTCTCGGCAGACAATCACAATATGTACCCATTTTCCAACAGGGATATTCTCTACTTCCACATAATTGTTCCATGTCTTGTAGGTATTCATATATACACGAAGGGTATTGGTATCAGAACGAAGATAAACACCGGGCCCTAACAGGGGAAATTGCGAGGAATATCCTTTGTGGAAAATGTGCTGTAGACCATATTCCTGTCGGAAGGTGGACGGATTCACATTTAAATAAAAGGAATAGCTAAATTCAATTCCACTTCGCTCATTTTCGGACAAATGAACGGGCTTTGAACCAGGGATATTTGGGTTTTGTATGATTGTCTTTGATTTATCATTCATCACATAGGTATTGGGTAGTAGCGCCGTTCGATTCATCGACATACGATTGTAGTAATTATAAATCACCTCCAAGAAGACAAAAGCAACATAAATAACAACAACTAGCAATGCGGCATATAGAATTTGCTGTACGCTACCGGGCGCATCACCGGATCGTAGCGCATTGTTACTGATTCCATTCGTTGTTGAGAACATGGATCTCCTTTTAATTCATTGTATTATTTATTTGTGAATTAATTGGTCGAAACATGGCTGGATACCGAAGGCTGGAAAAAGGAGGAGAGCCAATCACTAAGAGAAAGAATGGGTTCAGGGCCTGCCATATAATTGGTATGAACCGCCTCGGGGTTAAGCGCACGGTCATACATTGTTGTTGTCGATATCTTTCCTCCAAAACCACCGTGACCCAATATGGTTGCACGATATCCGCTCGCATCCACCTTAAATGGCGCGGGCAGCACACACGAACGAGACAGCTTGCCATCCAGGTATACATCCACCGTTCTTCCATTCACTGCCACCGTAAGATTGATCCAACGCTGCAGGTCCACTTCAGGTAGATCACATAATGGCGTAGACTCAAGTAGACCCGAATCCATTTGAATATCCGTAAACATCTTATTGTATTGTTTGGTGTGGAGTGTTTCGCATGGTGTACCGTTCTTATCATTATTCAAAAAGGAGGTGGACTGTCTGTCACAGGTCTGAAGGCGAACGCGTAGTGTCGGTTTTGTGGCACCCAGAGAAATACCAATGGTCTGAAAGGATGAACCACCAATGCTAAGAATATGCTTATTACGGTTTCTACGAACACCCCAATCACTGATATACAGCCAGGTAGAGATGGTAAATTCACCGCCTTCAAACAGAGGCGCTAATCGATCGGATCCGATATTAATGGGGCCTACAGAGGACGCATCCTCTGTTTTTGTAATGAGCGGATAGCTATTCAATGTTCTTACACCAAATAGGTATTGGTATAAGTAATACAATCCGATCAATCCCAGAAATAAAATAAGAATGGGAATGATTTGGGAGATAGGAGATGAACTGTTATTGGTGCTCATGATTCTGACAAATACACGGATATTCTATCAAGCAAAATTAAGCATAGGGTGTGCTCCATTGAACCATATGATTGGCGGGGGGTTGTGTAACAGTATCACATGGAAAACCGGAAGGACATTGCGCCAAGAATGATAAATTGGGTAAGGTAAGATTAATTGGATTCGATTCTAAGATCACATTATTGGTATCAACATAGGTTGTTCGCAGTCGCTCCACATGTTCTGGGGTGAGTCGTTTACCGTTCAAAATGACATGAATCACAGAACCATCTAATTTGTCATATCCAACTGATAGTGGGCTACTGATTACAACCGGATAATCATTTAGTCGATGAGAAGCAACAATTTGACTATCATAAATAACATCGAATCGGCGCCCATCGCGCAAAATAGCAATAAATACCCATTTTTGTCTCGGAATGGGTGGCAGATCAATCATTTCTGTCTGTTTCACTGCGCCGCGTTGTGTTCTGACTTGTAGGCGTGTTGCCGGATTTTGATTACCCATGGAGGAAGGCATCACTTCGAGACGCCAGTTATTTTCGACTTGCAGTAGCGGAATATACTCATTTTGGTAATTCAATGTGCGATTTCCATTTTCTAATTTGAAAAAGCCCATCACAGTAGAGCTTGATGTCCCTAAAATGGTCTTTTTAACAACATCCGCAAGAGCAATCTCCTTCTTTGTATGAAGTGATGTCATTGTTGGAAGTACATCATTATTGCCTGATGACGGATATATCATATAGACAATAATATAGATAGTAAGAAGCAGTATAATAATACCGAATACGATTTGAGTGATAATCGACATTCCCCTATTGATCCATTTGATTTTCTCTACCCCGTATCTTATGCAGATTTAGGAACCATAGATGAAATAGCACTCATTGCTGCGGATGGATCCACCGCATCCTTGACACTGTCAAGGCAAGTAGATGAACCAGGAATGGGATCCGCTCCAAAGGTAGAAGATGCGGTAAGAGCTGGTCTGGCCTCTCGAATTTCAGGCGCAATAAGGGCACGATCCCAGATTTTAAGAGTACGCAATTTGGCAACATTTGTGGATCCTGCCACAATATCACCTCGTACATCCAAAAGAGGTGCGCCATAGGATCGTGTTTTCATTAGGCGACCATCAATGTAGACTTCAAATGCCTTATCCATAATAACAACTCCCAAGCGAAAGGGGCTCTGAACGGTAACATTGGGGATGATCACATTTTCCATGATGTGATTTTGATTTAATACAGAAACAATCATGTCTGTGGTATCAGGTAACAGAGCAACGACAAAATTATAGTATTGAAACACGCTTAATAGGGTTGTGCGATCGATTGTTGCTGATATACTGGTATCGACAGGCATTCCACCTCGACTGATTAAAATGCGAGGTTGATTGGTAAAATAAATAGGATTCTCGATAAAAATATCGACAATAAATGAGTAGTCGAAGAATTTATTTTGAATCGGTGTCATTTCATTTTTAATCGTGTCTGAATTCGTTTTCCAAAACAATATACCCGTATCCGTCCAAGGTAAGGTAACGATACCGGGAGAACCAGGCTGTGAACGGAAAATGGGTGTAATGTATTTATCAACAAATAGCAACAGAATAATCATGACAATGAGAATTGCTAACACTAACGCCAAAATACGCTTGATAGAGCTGGATGAATCGCCTGTTGTATTATAATAAGAACCCGTACTGGGTATCGTAGATGGGTATGAGGTAGAACCGGTATCCCTTGACGAGAACCAGCCTGTATTGCGTTGTCCTTGACTTCCTGATCCAGGCCAACCCAAATATCTTGAAATATTGATACCCGATGACTGATTGGCCATATCTCTGTTATTTATCCTTCTTTTATAAGATGGCAATGCGACATGATTACAATTTATGTACAGCATAAATTACACCGCCTACTGCCGATAATACGACGCTTCCTGTCAGAAACCCCTTCATAAAAGAGGCATAATCGACCTCCTTCATATCCTCTTTGGTCCATACAGGAGAACGATTTCTGGCTCCTACCTTCTCATAATAGGAAAGTACCTCTTCAAGAGTCCACTCGGGTTTTCCTAACATTTGGTTCACTTTATTATGAATTTGAATGGTCCATTTGATGAGATCTGTTCTGGAGTCCAGGAAGGGGGCAATTGGCTTTGCCTGTAAGTGCTCCTTGTAGTGTTCGCGACAGATCGAACAAGGAATTAGAAAGGCAAGTGATTCGTAAAATTCTTTGGCGCATTTCTTATCGGTATATGTCGGATTTTTTGGATATCCCAATGCAACAATATGAATGGTGTGCCAGAAAAAGGGGCCCCATACACTCGGTGGAAATTGCATTCTATTTATCCTCTATCATTTCTTTGATCCTTTTTTCCCATCTTCTGTCTGAAAGACAGAAGGTCTAAAGACTTAGAGTATGTATTCGTTAAGAGAATCATATTATGATATCAAACCGGACACTACATTGCACCAATTGCGGAATAAATGGACATTTGTTTCGTAATTGTTTATCACCCGTTACAAGTTATGGAATAATTGCGGTTCGATACGCAAATGATGCGAATATTACATCACTTTATTCAAAATCAACTAATATCTCTAATGGTAATGATTCCATTCAATTTCTATTGATTCAGCGCAAAGATTCGCTGGCGTTTGTAGAATTCATAAGGGGAAAATATATGCAATATGATGATTCATATATTGGATCGCTACTTGTGCGCATGACACAGAGTGAACAGGAGCGGATTCGTACCAAAAACTTTCAGGAACTGTGGTATAGTTTATGGGGAGAATCATCCAGTGTTCGATCTCACAAAAATGAGTATGAAACATCTGAGCGCCGATTTTTACAAATTAAGGATAAATTGCCGCAGCTTTTGTCAGAATATCCTGCCAAATGGACGGAGCCCGAATGGGGATTTCCAAAAGGGCGTCGCATCCCCTATGAAACGGATCTTCACTGTGCGGTTCGAGAGTTTCAAGAGGAGACGGGACTTCATTCACATGAATTTTCAATCCTACAAAATGCGAATTGCATTTCAGAAACCTTTTTTGGATCCAATCAAGTACATTACTGCCATAAATATTACATTGCCATTTGTAAGCAGTCCACGAAGGTTGAAATGAATATGGATAATTTTCACATGGCACGCGAGATTGGGGGGATTAGTTGGTGTTCATTAGATGAAGCCATTTCAAAGATTCGTCCGGATAATGTGGAAAAACGAGAAATATTGCTAAAAGCTGGTAAGATCATGAAGAATTATTATCCCGTTCATACAAATGAGATGCATCGAGTATAGTGCGGATAGAAGGCCTTAAAAGCGTTTAGAAAGAAAATGAAATATAATTCTATAAATAGCAAGATGTTTGGAATCTCCAAAAATTTATTACTCGAGAATGAAGATGAGAATTCCTCTCCGAACCGTTCTCTTGCTAGCGAGGCGCCCTCTGAGCCTGTCGCTGCTGAAAATGAGTCAGCCCCTGAAAATGAGGTGGCAGAGGCGCGGGCAGAACTGATGAAATTTACGAAAGAGAATCGGCTCAAATTATGGAAAGCAATGCAACGCCAAAATGAACAAAATGATCCCATTCTATATGATTTATTAAAGGAAGAATTTGGAGATCTGGAAGAATCACTTGAATCTGCACCTGATGAGTCACCTGTTTCAGATGAGGGCGAGTTTGAGTTAAATAACGAAGAAGATGTAGAAGAGGAACCAGAAGAGGAAGTAGAAGAGGAACCAGAAGAAGTAGAGGTAGAAGAGGAACCAGAAGAGGTAGAAGAGGAACCAGAAGAGGTAGAAGAGGAACCAGAAGAAGAAGTAGAGGTAGTAGAAGAGGAACCAGAAGAAGAAGTAGAGTATCCAGAAGCAATCATCGAAGAAGAACCAGAAGAGGAAGAAGAGTATCCAGAAGCAATCATCGAAGAGGAACCAGAAGAGGAAGAAGAGTATCCAGAAGCAATCATCGAAGAAGAACCAGAAGAGGAAGAAGAACCAGAAGAACCAGAAGAGCCAGAAGCAATCATCGAAGAGGAAGAACCATTGTCCTTACAGCCAGTTAAGGAAAATAATCAAGGATTACAATCATTTCTTGCTGGAAAGTCACCAGAGCAATTGGAAACGCTGTGGAGAATGAATCTGGATGAAGATGATCGCGTATTAGTGCAGGCAGAATTTGAAAAACGAGGACTACCTCTTCCCAGTATGAACAACAATAACAACAATAACAGTGAAAATAATATTAATTCAACAGAGTTTGCCAGTCTAACACCTGATGAGCTTCTTGATAAATGGGATACCGAGACCGACTTTAAAGTGCGCGACAGACTTGTCAAAGAACTTCAAAAGCGAAACTTATTTCCTTCTGCTGCCATGACTGAATGGGAATATCAAACCGGCGCCTATCCTGATCTCCTTGATCCCGAATTCTTAAAAAAGCTCCTTGCCAAACGAGAATTTGCTGAATCCCTACAGCATGAATGGCGCCCTGTTACCGACCCCTGTGCGGGAGATAGCCTTTTTGAAGTAACACCCGTTCAGCGATTCATTTCGAACTTTATGTCTCCTAAAACACCCTATATGTCCGCGCTCTTATTCCACGGTGTTGGTGTCGGCAAAACCTGTGCCGCCGTTCAAATTACGGAAGCATGGCTTGAATATTATCCACAAAATGAGGTCTACTTAATTGCGCCTCCCACCATTCGTGAAGGATTTTACCGAACCATTTTTGATAGCAAGAAGATCGTGTTTGGAGAAGGATCCGAGCCCAACTCCGCCTCTCAATGCACAGGAACCACTTATATGAAACTGACAAATACCCTTTACGAGCGTGATATTGCTAAAATCGAGAGAGCCGTCAAGAAACTTATTAATAAACGCTACAAAGTATTTGGATATGTGTCCTTTGCTAAGTTTATCGAAGAGACCATTGGTATTATTCCTACTACGATCCCTAAAAAGCGCCAGCGCGAAATTAAAATCAAACGCATTCGAGATCAATTTAGCGGTAAATTACTCATTGTCGATGAAGCCCATAATCTCCGCGATCAATCCCTCCGCGATCACCTTGATATCGATGAAAAAGAGGAAGCATTTAGCAGCAAAGCCGAACAATCTGACGCTCTTGGTGGCAAATATTTAACACCCTTTCTGGAGGATGTACTACGCTACGCGGAGGGTATGAAGTTCTGCGCTCTGACAGCGACTCCCATGTATAACACCTATAAGGAGATTGTATTCATCCTTAACTTATTGTTACTCAATGACAAGAAGGCAACCATTAGCGAGGCCGA